CCAGCTGTAGTTTCATCTGGGCGATTTGGGCATCCATCTGAGCCTTCATCTCAGCCACGGCTGTCTGACGCTCTTGGAGTTCTAGTTGTTTCATTGCTGCCTGTTGCTGCATCTCTTGTGCTGGGTCAGGCTGTTGCTCTGGTAGCTGATCTGGTGGCGTCAGGTAGTCATTGACGTTCTTGATGCCATTGTTCTTCATTACATGGGTCATCAGCTTGTACTGGTTCTGTGGTGTATACATAGAAGACAGGTTTGGATCCCCTACCATCAACGTATGCAGCGCCAGGTACTTCTGAGCCTCTTGTTCTTGCTCACCGTAGCCAAGGTGCATCTCAACCACGACATCACGCTTGCTGCGCCACTGTCCTGGGCTCACTGGTACAAACTGACCAGCAATCTCAACGACCTTATCTTCAGACTCATTCTCCACGACCAGCTGGTAGATGCGCTGGTACAGAGGTTTTAAGAAATTGTTCGCAAAGTTACGTGCAATGATCTTCTGGCGTTGCTGAGACATAGTCGCCAGCTGTTCCACCATAGCCGCACTGTTCTGCTTACTGATGGCATCCTTGTTGAGGCCCTGAGATAGACGGGAGACGCCTGTGGTGTCCTCTTTGTCATCATCGAGCATCTGGATAGTCTGAAAGATAAACGGGTTCAAAGGTGCCTGGGGCATCGGGTTGATTGCATCAGGGCGTGATACATTGACCACCCCGCCTACTCGGTTGTCTATCAACTCGCGTGGGTTCGTAAGACCACCTTTGACTACTGTGTAGCGTGGGTTGTTGGTTATCATGGCGTGATCGAGGATCGACCGGGTCAGCACCGTCCGAGCATTCTGGATTGGAACAACCTTGGAACCAAAGTTATTACCAAAGAAGGCGTGCGGGATGGGTAGTGGGATAAACGGGATGAATGGCTTACGATCTGCCAGTTCACACTCCAGAACCACATTGCCAGCCTTGATAACCCGGTAGAGCTCGGCAGTTCCTGTCGCTTCCTTGTCCAGCATTATGTATGCTTCGTAGACGGTCACAGAGCGTACCTGATCTTGGTAACCCTTAGTGTTGAAACCACGGTCACTGCCGATCTCTTCGTGGCGGCTGAGGACCTCTGGGTCTGTCTCCATGTCTACGTCTTCGTGGTCACCGATCTTACTGATGATGTCCTCGTCGTAGCCCATCTCACGTAGCTCTGAGATCGTCTTGGTGGTTCTGTGGGCACAGAAGCTTACCGACTCCAGATCCTTGCTCTGGGGCTCGATCAGAAACTCCTCAGGGGCTACAGCCTCGATGATAACTTGGCTGGTATCTTCAAAGACACGCAGTTCACCTGAGTATAGGCCCAGCGCATCCTCTTCGATCTCCTCGATCTCTACGTTGTCTTGTGCAAGCAGAGTATCAAGCTCTTCCTCAGTAAGGTCTGAGACGGTCTCTAGGTGGCTGTCTTCCTGTGTGGCCCAGAATACCTTTGCAATACCAACGCGAGCCACAAGACCATCGTGGATGACGGTGTTCATCGTGTTGTAAAGGTTGTTCTGGCGGTTTGCCACGTAGTCGCAATAGCTGGTGCTAATCTCGGCCAGGGGGACGTCTTCTTGAGACTGGGCTGCAAAGCGAACCGTACGGAATCCCGTACTGAATGTTTCCAACAGCGCTGCCTTCATGCTTTCTACAGCATCATAGACATCCATAGAGACATATTTGCTGTTGCCATCATGTGCTGGCCTAGGGAGTGAGGCATTGTAGAAGTCTACGACACGCTTACGTTCCCTAGAGATCTGTGAATCATAATAGCCTACGCTGCGTCTGATGTTGTCATCAAGTATCGTGACGATCTTATCGTCATCCAGCTTAGTGTATTCATCTTTATTCATGATTAGACCATTTCAATGTAAAATTCATCGCCACTCTCTATTGGTTCCCAAGCTCCCTGGTGTACGTGGTTGGCTAGGGCGAGAGACATGACACAGTCATCAAAGCAGCCGGGTTCAGCTTCCATAGAACCGCTTTCTGTGACGATGTATGTCAGCATCTCTCGTATCGTTACTTTGTCGTTGAGCTCGATCTTTCCTTCACGCACTTCCGCACGCAACTGATCGATGACTAGGGGCTTGGTTTTGGCTGTCGTAGTGAACCCAAGCTTGATCGTCTCTCGATCTGTAAGCTTGTCCACTTGGACCTCGGTGTAGAAGTTTGGATAGGCCATATCCTTACCCAACCTGGTACACGTTAGAATGCCGTGGCTGTTATTCTCGACAACAATGTGAGCCTCGTTGTAGTACTCACCTAAGTGATAGAGGACCGTAGCAAAGTGGTCTGGGTGGACATGAGCACGCCATGTTGCGACTTGACGCTTCTTGCTATCGAGGACCTGAGCGACACTGTAGTCACCACCCCGGACGCCCATAGCGACATCGGCACCTATGACATAGAGCTCGCCTGGGTCATGGGGTCTGTAGGTCGTTAGCTCACCCCTGGCATTCTCCAGCCACTCTTCGGCCTCTAATGCCAGACGCTGCTTGACGTCCTCAGTGTTTGAGATGCGCTTCTGTAGGAGCTCTGGGTTAAACACAGGGCGACCAGTGGTTAGGAAGGCCTCTTCGGGCTCTGCAGGGTACTCCTGTCTAAAGAGATCCAAGCCGTTCTGTGCAATCTTTCTACGTCTGAACATCAGCTGCTCATCGTCTAGGTCATACTGCTCGACCAAGTCTTCTTCTTCTGGGGTGCGCTCAAAGTTCTCTGGGACTTTCTCCCGATACTCTGGATCTACATACCAAGGTATAAACACTGGTATATATCCATTAGAACCATCAACAGCACCCTTCCAGAGGTCATAAAAGATACCCGTGACACCATTGGCTGTACTTTCGACAAAGACAGCTGTGCCGGGGGCATTAGGGACAGCCTGTGTCAGGCCGTTCCAGTTCTCTTGGGCTGTACTCTTAGGCCAGAAGGCAATCTCTGATGCGTGAACATGTGTCAGGGTTTCCCCTCGACCAACAGCCTCACCACCAGCCGTAGCAACCACATAAGAACTGTCCAGGACATCGAATGAAAGCTCTCGTCTAGAAGAATACTTTGTGTGGGGCTTCAAGATGTCTGGACAGTTCTCATGGTAACGCTTGGTCATATCAAAGAGCGCACGGGTGGAGTCTGCGTGGTGAGTAATCACCAGAGACTTACATGCTGCCCTCTGAGACACAGCGAAATACAAGTAGCCGCCAACGTAGGTACTTAGGCCTTGCTGGCGAGCTTTAAGGATAATCACGCGCACCTTGCCCTCGTCAGCCATCTGTTTGCAGACAGCATCGTCTAGGATCTCTTGGGCTGGCTTGAGTTTAAGGGGCGCTATGTCCCCCTGCTTGGTGCGGATCTTTAGTGCTGCATTGGCGTAATAGCTAAAGTCTTCATATAGACGTTTGCGTATCGCCTTCACTTGCTTCTGGGTTGGCATCGGTTTGCTCTTCCTCTTCTTCGCTATCCAAAAGCGAACTTAAGAAGGCTTCTGCCTTACCGATTGTTACTTCACTCTTGGCAGCTGGTTTGGACCGGGTGAAGTCCAGGATCAGACGCGCAGCCGTAAGGCGATCTCTTGCTGATGCAGGGGCTGTACGCATGATTTCGACAGATGTTTCCAATGCTTCCACTGAATACTTGTCATCAATGTTGTACTCTGGGTTCTCAGACATGATCTTTACTACCTTCTTGGCTTCTTGTTTTGCTTTATCCCTTATTGGCTTCATACCCTCAGCCGTGTGGCCGTCATGGGTCCCCCAGGGTCTACCGACATTCGGTCCCTTAGGTTTCTTCATCCAGGACCTATGAAGTGCTCGGCCCTCTGGCGTCTTCTGTAGGCGGGTAAAGTAGTGGGAGTCACCCGACCTTGAGTTGTAGTGAGTCCCCTTTGGTGCTTTTGCGACCTTTTTTCGGGGCTGGTTTGGCTTTGGCATCTCTCGTCTCCACTAATGAGTTTATGATAGAGAGTGTCTCAGGACACTTTTTGCAGAAGACAGGGGCTGGGATGTCTTGCTTGAGTTCATCCAGCATGATTTTGCGCTGGGCATCGGTCAGGAGCGTAGACGTCTTGATGACCTCTATCGTCTCCATGACCTCGACCAGGTCTTGGACTGTAAGTAACATTTGCTCTCCTTGGGTGGTCTTAGGCGGCTGTTAGTGCGCCCGGTGGGGGCGTTAGAGCCCCTGGTGCCATCTGTTGTTGCTTCTGGCGTTCTTCTTCTTCAGCTTTCTCTTGCTTCATGAGCATTGCCATAACGACAGCAAAGGCCATCGCTAGTGGGTGACTGTAGAAGCGGATCTTTGAGCTATTTACAAAGAAGGCCCTGATGGCTTTGGCTGTCTCAGGTGCAACCTTCTTCATCTTCTTAGGATCTTGAAGATACATGATGAGAGGATCGACAGTAAACTCTGGGACGCTGCGAGAGTATTTCTCAAAGTTTGTTATGTCTTCTGACAGTTGCTTTTTTGCAGATGACCCAGGAGACATCACCTTAAGTCTTTCCTTAGCTGGTCCTGTTGGCCTGACTGGATAATAAACACCATCACCATTGAAAGACTCATTGTCTTGGAGAGACATGATTTCCTTGATAATCTTGTTTTTCTTGGCGCTGGGCATTGTTGCCAGGTTACCAATCATATGCTCAAGAGTATCTATTGGTGCCGCATCTTGATTGCCAGTTAGGTAGTTTTTACCCATGTTAACATTTTGAGTTAAGTTACCCTCAATGTCTCGACCAGCAATACCATGAGCAACCTCATGCAGTGCCGTAAGGTAAGACCTAAATGGTGCAACTACTTGCCCAGACCTAATTACCGTAGCTCCGGGGGCCAATGACCGGGCGATATTCTGCTTACGCATGTAAAATCCACCAGCGTCTTCTCCACGCTTGCGGGTCGCACCTGTGAAACCACCATCGTCTAGCATAGCGTTGTGGTCATCAAACATCTTAAGAGTAACACCAACCGCCTTAGCTAGATGCTCAAGCATTTGTTGGTCTTTAATGCCATTCTCGTACTGAGATCCAGGCTTACCTACCTCGACTAAAGCCCGTGCGTGGTCTGCGTGACCTT